CATGCGGCAAGAGTGGGAACCGCTGATGAAATCGGCAGACGCTGACCTTGCTGCGCTGGCCAAGGGCGAAGCCTCGCTCGACAAGGATCCACCAACGACCCAGCTGCTCGGAGCCCTTGTGGAGTCCGACTGCCAGCGTGGTTTCTAGATGTTCGCCGTGTCTGTTGACCTGCGTCGCTATGACCGCATGGTCGAGCGCTTCACGCAGGAGTTCGCGGATGGCATGCGCGAAAGCGCACTCGAGGCGGCGCAAACAGGCGCTAAGTACGCGAGGGCCGTGCACCCGCACAAGCGGCGCACCGGCAAGCTGACTAGCGACGCGAACTGCTACGCCTACCTACTGCGCTCCGGGCGCAACGGGGCAGCGGCCGAGATCATCAACACGACGCCGTACGCCCGCTACGTCGAGTATCCGACGCGTCCGCACATGATTCGCCCGAAGGCGGGTCACGGATTCATCGGGCCACTTCGACGCGGGCAATCGCGTCGTGCTGTGACGGACATCGGCACGCACCGCGTCGCCCTTCGTTGGTACGTCGGTGGTCGCGCTGTGTTTGCTCGACAGGTGCGTCATCCGGGCACTCCAGGGTTCCCGTTCATGCGTCCCGCGGGTCACCGTGCTGGGCGCTTCCTCGGTCAGTACCTGCGTGACCGCATTCGTCTGCTCGCTCGCACCGTTTGGAAGAACTAGCCGCGCGCTGAATGGCTCACATGCTCGGCGGTGCCGCGCTACCTCTGGTGGCGTCGCCCGTTTCAAATGGCAGTGTCGGGGCCCCGTGGCTTCCCATCCTGCTCGATGGCTTGCGCCTGTCGATCGAGAAGCTCTGCGGCAACGCGTGGGCCTCGGTCGCGCCGGCAGAACCGATCTGCCGTACCATCATCCCGCGCGATCCTGAGCGCTACCACTTCAAGAGCGACTGGCTGCCAGCGCTGTTCCTGTGGGTAGACCGCACGGCGCCCGCGGTGACGGAGCGGATTTCCGCTGGCGTGTCCGTGAGAACCCGGGAGCTCAACCTCCTGTGGCTCCCGCATCCGGCGTTGTGGACCAACTCGGAAGAGTGGCTGTCGTTCTGGACGGCCATCGACGGCGCCATCGACATGGCGGTCAACCAAGACTTCAGCCCGTGGACGACTGCTGACGCTTGGGGTCAGAAGCTCGTCGATGCCGCGTCACTCATGAAGCTGACGCTTGGCTCTGGCGGCGAACAAGTCGTTCAAATCAAGGGCGTGAACGCTCCGGTGTTCGAGGGCTACGAGTGGAAGTTGACGGCGCAGATTAGCGTGACGTTCGACCCGCTTGCTCCGTCGACGCTGACGCTGCCCACGCCCATCGCTCCCAACAAGCTCTCCGCTGACATCGCCGGTGGCGATGACGGCTCTTGGATCCTGCAGTCGCGCCTCCCGAAGACGGAAGCGCTTTGGACCTGATCACCAATGGCGAACCCGTTGAAAGTTTACCCCAACCCATGGGGCATCAGCCCGTTGTCACTCACGGGTGGCGGCCAGTCTGATCATGCGCTCGACCGGTACGGTAACCCGTGCTGCACACTCGCGACCGAGCCGGATGGCACGCCGTACATGCGGTACGTGGGCGCGCGGGTTTGCGCTGAGCGCACTGTCGTGCTCGATGGCAACCGGGCGAAGTCTGCCGGGACGCTGAATCCAGCGCAGAACGACTATTCGCTATCGTCGCCGCCGCAAAAGACCGTCTGGGAGTTCCTGGGCGTTCCCGCCGACGAGCCCGATTTCTGCGCGAAGTTCTCGGCGCAGAAGCCTGTCGAGGTCCCGTCGACACACTACTACCTCCACGAGTTGCGCGCTGGCATGCTGTTGCCCGGCGACGGCTACACCGCGAAGCTCGCGGGTTACCGGTTTCTGCCCAGCCAGTTCGGTCAGCTCGAGGCGTACGCCCGCAAGCTCGCGAGTTGGGAAGACCCGACTGAGCCGCCGCTCGCTGGCGCGGATCCCGTGGAGCCCAGCAAAACCAATCCCACGCCCAAGCGTGCGGCCAATCAGGAAGGCAGCTGATAGATGCTGATCCCCACTGGATTCACGGGCTCGAGCAAGACTCCGGGCGCCGTCAGTGAAGTGCGCTACGGGCAGGGCTCCGGCTCGATCGGAACGTTCCCCCGCAAGCTGCTCGTCGTCGGGCACAAGCTCAGCACGAGCGCGCTCGCCGATTACGCCATCGAAGCCGCGGCAGACGTCACGACCGCGATCGCCGCGGCGGGTGAAGGCTCGGAGCTGTCCGGCATGATCCGGATGGCCTGCAAGGTGCCGGGCGTCCTGCTGCAGATGTGCGCGGTGCCGGAGCCCTCGGGTGGAACGGCCGCTACCGCAACGATCACGATCGGCGGCTCCTGGACGGTGGGCGGCTCGTTTGGCGTGTGGTTTGACGACCACTACGTCGAGTGTGCGCTGTTCTCGTCCGACACCGTCACGACTGCGGGCGACCGCCTCGTGTCTGTCGTGGGGGCCGTCTACGACGTGTTCTGCTCGGGAGTGAACGCTTCCGGTACCGTGACGTTCACGGTCAAGAACAAGGGTGCGCGCGGCAACGACCACACCATCTACCTGGACAAGACGTTGCTGCCCACGGGCGCGACGGTTGTTGCGGCGGGCGGCACGGCACTGAGCAATGGAGCGATTCCGTTCGCCTCTGGTGCTGGCACCGACACCATCGCTACGATCCTCGCGGCGACCGCCGCGGCTCGCTACGACTACACGGCATGGGCGATGAACGAGGCGACGAGCGTCGACGACATCGCTGCTCAAGCGGCCGTCAAAGCCGGCCCCTTCGGACCTGGTCCCGAGAACGTCATCATCGGCTTCCACGGCACGCTGGCCAACGCGAGCACGCGCTCGCAGGTCATGAACCAGCAGCTCTGCCAGCTCGTCTGGATGGAGGCGATCGTGCACCCGTCCAAGCTTGCTGCGGCCATGGGCGCGATGCGCTCGGTCGTCGAAGCCGCTCCCGTCAATGACCTGGGCAACCCCAACGCTCGCCACGACTTCACCGCGCTGGTCGGTATCCCGACGCACCGCAAGCCCGACCACAACCCGTCGCGCTCGCAGACGGACACCGCGCTCAACACTGGCGTCACCCCGATCGTCACGCAGAACACGCAAGCCGTGGTGCTGCGATCGATCACGGCCCGATCGCTCAACGGAGCGCTGCCCGACTACAACACGCTCGACACCGGCGACGCCGTCGTCCCGCAGCGCGTCCGTGAAGACCACGACGTGTGGTGGACGACCGAGCATGCGGTGGCCAATCCGTTCTGTGGTCCAGACTTGCCCGACAACGAAATGCCGGGCGTTGGCCTGTCGACCCCGAAGCTCGTACTCGCACGGGTGAACAGTCGCTTGGCAGAGTTCAAGCGCGCAAACCTCATCGCCAACGACAACGACGACGCAACGGCTGCGTACAACTCAACGCTCAAGTGCATCGTGACGAACATTCCCTGCAAGGTCACGAAGCAGAACCACCAGACCGCGACGGTCATCCGTCAGATCGCTGGTTGAAGGTAACGCATGGCTGACGAACGCATCAAAGCGATCAACATCTACATCTCCGACAAGATGACGGCGGACTGCACGTCCAACGATCTCAACTTGGACGGCGGTGTCACGATCGTGCAGACGGCTGGCGGCTCGGTCCTCCAAGAGGGTCCCCAGCAATCCGGTTTCAACGTCGAGGGCGTGGTCAGGCGTGGAAGCGGCAACGTCGCGGACCTCATGCGCCGATGGATCGATCGCAAGTCGGTCCGCGTGTCGATGGGCATCATCGGCAACGTCGTGGCCTCAGGCGTCTGCATGTTCGAGAATTTTGCCGTGAAGTCCTCGCACGCCGATGGCTCCGGGACGTTCAGCGCGTCGCTCAAGATCATCAACGGCGCCCCCGACCTGACCTGATGGCGAAGCTTTCGGAGCTTGCTCCAACGACCATCCCGACGCGCATCGTCGAGGTGCGACCCGCCGGCACCGAGCAGAAGCTCCCGGTTGGCATTCGCCTGCTGTCCGCGCTCGAGCGAGCCGGCGTGTACCAACGGGCCAAGGCGGCCGCGAAACTGGCGGGCTCGACCACCTGGGAGGACAACGACCCCAACTGCGCACTCGAACTCTACGTCGAGACCGTTGCGGCCTGCACGTTCGACGTCGACGGTGAGCCCAACGCATTCGAGCCGTGGGCCACACCCGACCAGCTGCGCAAAGATCGCTCAATCGGA